GCCATATTCCGAGCGCACCCATTGCTCCTTCAAGACCGCCTTCTTGGAAGGCTACAGTTACGTCAGATAAGCCTTCAGAACCTAACTGAACAAACTCTCTTAATGTCGGAGTGAGAGAATCAGAAATCGCTATCTGTGCGCCTTCAAGAGCAGATTGGAAGAGAGTGATATCTCCCGAGAGATTATCAAGCTGGGTGTTAGCCATATCTCCTGCCGCACCTGCTGAATCACCGATAGCTTCCGACAATTCATCGTACCTCGTGATCTCTGTTGCAAGCAAAGCATTTACAGAAGCCATGTCTGCACGATTGAAGATTGCACCGACAGCCGCATCCTGTTCTGCTTGCGTCATCCCTTCCATACTCTGTTGTAGGTCGTAGATGATATCTACCATCGATCTCATGTTACCTTCTGTGTCGTAAACATGGATTCCCAATTCATCGAGCATATCTCCTGCGGTACTGGTAGGATTCGTCAAAGACAGAATCATGTTACGGAGATGCGTACCGCCTTCTGCTCCCTTGATACCATTATCAGCCAAGACACCGAGAACTGTCGCAAGTTCATTCGTACCACCGGATAAATTAGAAGCGGTCGCACCGATGGTAAGGAATGCATCTCCTAACTGTTCGACAGAAGTATTCGACCTTGAAGCTGCCGCCGCCATCTGGTCAACCATCGTTGATGTCTCATCAAGAGAAAGACCGAGAGCCGATTGAGCATCGGTAATCATATCTGATGCTCTCGCCAAATCAATACTACCTGCCGCCGCAAGATTGAGAACATTAGGGAGCATCTCCATTGATGTTGCCGAATCATATCCTGCAAGAGCCATATAATTCAATGCATCCGCCGCCTGTGTAGCCGAGAATGCTGTTGTTGCACCCATCTCCTGTGCAAAATCTCGCAGGTCTTGAATCTGATCTACTGTCGTTCCCATCGTAGCCGCCACCTGCGACATAGATGAATCGAAGTTTGCTCCTGCTCTAACTGATGTTCCTGCAAAGCCTACAACAGCCGTTGTTGCTCCTGCGATAGCCGCTCCTGCTAATCTTGTTGCACCCCTCAATCCAGAACCGAATCGAGAACCGAGGCTTTCCGCTCCATTCAATCCCTCTTCGTATTCGGATGTATCCAAGCTTAACTTGGCAAACAAATCAAAAACATTCATTTAACCACCTCTTAACGTATCCGCTTTTCTTTTAACGGATTCAATAATATCGTCTGGTGATATTTCTTCCTTTTTTTGTCCTTCTGCCTCTTTGGTCAAATCATAATAGCGAGGCATCGTAACCGCATCTCTACTCAATATTCTATTACAAATAAAAAGCGAGTCGGACATATATATTCTATATGCCTCGGCTCGCTGATTCTCGCTATTTTTAGCCAACAGGTATCTTACAAAAGGCTTTAGTTCTCTTTTGCCTCTGTATTCTCCGTAGCAGAGCCAGAAGAGGCTAATGGTGTCACCTGACCCTGCGAGTGAAAAAGGCTTTGTACCTCGGGATCATTGATAAAGTCAAGAACCAACTTCGGAAGCGAAAAGATTGTTACCTCTTTTTCGAATTCTTTGACAGGCTTGTTCTCCAATCTTGCAAGAATCCCAATGACTTCCGATTTATGATTCTTCAATGCAGGCTTTACATACTTAATAGGACTTGCCTTCTCTTTCGCTAAAGCCTGTATATCTTTATCCGTAAGGATGATTGTTAAAGGCTCGATAATATCAGCCAAAACATCCAAAGCTTCCTCACCTTTGTAGTCAGATAACCTCATAAATCCTCCTTAATTAGCCTTCACCTGCAGATGTAACTGTTACAGTACAAGAAGCAATAGCCGACTCGCCACTCTTTGATGCCTTGGCTGTAATTACACAAACACCCTCGCCCACTGCTGTAACAACACCATTATCAACTGTTGCAACCGCTGTATCTGTGGATGCCCATGTTATAGAAGCTCCTGATGCTGTCTTGGCTGTGAGTGTTTCTGTATTGCCATTAGCAATCATGATGCCACTCTTATCAAGCTTGATGGAAAGAGTTTCTGCCTCCTCGGGATCTATAGAATAGAAGACCATAGGAACAACATCCTGTGCATTGATGGATACATGACCCATAATGTTCAGACTTACATTGCCTTTTCCGTTCTTGGATGTCTTCAAAGAGAATCCGTCTGTAGAAAGCGCATTGAGAAGCTGACAAGCTACAAGACCGCCGTCTGCTCTGTCACCAACCCACCAGATAGAAGAAGAGAAATCTGTCTGCTCAAGGTCTCTTCTCGGAATAATCTTCGAAGCATCCTGACTATCAATATCAGCCGCACCGAGTGCAAGCTTGATAAGAGCAGGAGAAGTGCCAAGACCTGTCGTAGAAATCGAACATTCCCACGAATCGAGGTGCTTCAATTCCTTCATATTGGGACTCACATTATCAACATCCTCACCCATGTCGGAATATGAAGGCTTACAGGTAACTGTAATGCCTCCGGTCGTTGCGCATACTATAGCGTCATCAGCAATAACAGGCTCGGCAGGATTAAATGATGTCAGAAGGACACCTGCCTCAACCTGCAAGCCTTCAAAAGTATTCTGGGGAATAACTGTTGCTTTACCCATTTTATTTACCTCCGTGATTAGTAATTAGTGAAGAATTCGACCTGCAGATTGAGGACAATCCTTCTTATAGATGAATCTCCCTCTTCGCTCATATGTTGCGAATAAGGAGAGCCTTTACAAATGAACATTCTTCCGTCATCGAGTTTCATCGGTGTCATCTTAACTATCCTCTCGGCAATACGATTCGACAGAAGATCACTTCTCTCCCATGAGGTATTCTTATCCCAAATGGAAGCCAAAGGATATACCGTAGAATCAAGACTATCAGTAAGAACCTGATATGTGATATACGGATACTTGGAAGATGCCAAGCCTGCTTCTATCATCTGCTGAATCGTATTATCATCAGGTACGGAATTCTCTTCAAATGCCAATACCCCGAAATCGCTCCAGAATGAGTTGTAAGCCTGTTGCTTATTCACTTGCAGGAATCTCCCATTGCTTTGCTTCGACCTGTCTTATCGGCATCGCTGACGAGGCAGGTGTAGCATTATCATCTCCATCGGATGTAACCATGAAATACTTGCCATCTCTTACTCTCTTGATTATATCGTTATTCCGAAGAATAATATTCTTCTTGGTCGTAAGAGTATATCGATTGGTTACACCTTCCTGCTGTGCGATCCTCGCCTGTGTCGAATCGTCAAAGGTATAAGCAACCTCGATTTCCGCACCTTCCTCATATGTGGTCTTTACACCGCCATATCCGTCAGGTCTCGTAATCTTATCCATGATTACTGTTGCTTCCATCGCTTCGCTATAAAGGCTCATGAGAAGCCTCCAAGCTTACGATAAGGATTCAGCCTCGATGCAAATGCGCTCTTCCAATCTGATCCGGCAGAAGCGGAAGATGAAGACGAGCCACTCTTCGAATAAGAGTAATTGCCAAACGATTCGGAAGAGTAAGGAGACATCGCAGGAGAATCAACCGCTCCGTACTGTGTCATCCAATCTTCTATATCGGAGGCAAGGTCTATGACCGCCTGTGGGACAGCCATAGACCATATCTCACCTTCGAATTCTTCATCGTTCAAATCCGTTGCAGGATACTGATGGACACCATCATTGAGATCGCTACCGAGAATGCGGAAATACTGTCCATCCTTCAAGAAATCAGCCGTGAATGTGCCTCCGGAAATCGTCAACTTAACATTCCACTTCGTTCTCCAGAAGTAATTGTGGCAATACTCGCAAATCTCGGTCAGCATCTTCTGCATGGATTATCCCTCGCCGCCTTCGCTTGCCGCTGTGATCGTACCTACGATAACACCTGCTGTGATCTCTGCGAAGAGGTCGATACCTGCGATAGCAACTGTCTCTTCCTGCATTCTCGTATAGTTTGCTTCCTCGTGCAGACCGATGAGACCTGTCTCTGCGTCTGTCGTGAACTCGAAAGCATCACCAAGACCATT